TTACATTCTGTTTTCTGCGACCGTCAAACTGGCTTCGCCGCGATTGTTGGCAACGTATCGAAGTTCAAGTGAGCTTTCCTCAATGCTACAGTCCGAATATTCCACCCGCGTCCAAGGATCCGTGAACGAAAAGGAACCATTGCGACCCTCTTGACTGCTAAAGAACTGCTCTAACAGGCTGAGTTCATCATCGCCCAATAGCGAAAGCTGAATAACCCATCTTCGAAGAGGCAGTCCATACTCTCGATACCTCTGATCAGTCCCGTCAAGAAAGTAGAGCACGCGATTGGCATAGTTGATTGAGTAGCCGGCCGGATACTGCATAACGGCCCCGGTTTTGAGCATTGGAAAGGATGGCATCTGGAGTCTAAAGGTCAGTTACCACATCATTTAGAGGGTGCATACTCAGCATGGCATCCCGAACGGCCTTCGCGATTTCATGACTATGATCCATGAAAGACCGGCTATCCATCGCGTGAACAGTCACTTGGATGTTTTGTGCATTTGAAGCCGCCGGAGTACCGCCATCATTCGGCAACCTAGCAGCTGACCGAGGCATTCCGCTCTGGTCATAATCGGCTGCTGGAAATGCCGCGTCTGCTGCCAAAGCGTTAGCGGCTGTAAAGTGGAGGCTGGGTGGTAAAGAAAACTTAACTAATGGCGACGGGTCTTCCGGCTTGGCGCCGAATAGGTTTGACAAGGCAGAGATAATTGAAGAAAGCCCCAGGCCGCCGCCGATCGCGCTTGAAGTGAGTTTGCCTAAACTTGCCACAAGGCCGCTGGCGCCAAGCGCAGCCGTATTTTGCGCCAGTGCCTGAGTATTCGTGCTGAGTACATCCACTTGTGCTTGGCTGAACGCCGATAAGCTGGTTAGCTGCTGAACGAGCGTGGTGAAGGGTTCAATTAGGCTTTGGCCCGGTATCAGAGTTTTCAATGCCCCGGCTAGGTCGCCTGATAGGGCAGTGGAGCCGACGGAACGTAATAGCGTTGCCGCAAAGGAGCTATTCTCGGCCATAATGAGCCTCTGACATCCTTTCGTTCTCAAGAATCAAAAAGGCGTCAACCTGCCGAGCCGATAACTCATACAAATGTAGTTGCCAAAACTGTCGCATAATATAGAACTCTTCTAACCAAGTCAGACTTTGCGCGGTTATGAAAGACTTAGGGCATTCATCGACGACTACTTTCCTACGGCTCCAGACCAACGTTGCTGGCTCTTGCTGTGCGGCCGGAAGCCAACCGCATCGTCTTTTCAATTCGAGGCCGGCCTTCCGGCACGTTTCGCACTTCCATGCGACCGGATTAGCTTGCTGAAAATGGAAGGCGACAATTAGTTTTTTCTTTCTTGCTCCGACAGCACGCATTCGGCCTTGACGATTGCCGCAGCCTCACGAAATAATTCCTCAGGTCCCGTAGACGCGAGGACCTCAGGCGTGGCAGCCGCGCCGTCCACTTCCAGGCCGATTAGTTCCTGGAGCCCCCAGATCACATAGACCCGATCTACCTCGGCAGACAACAGTGCGAGATCCAGCTTTTCCTTGGGCGTTTCGCCGGCTTCCAGAAATTCGGCCTTTAGCGTCAAGTCGCGAATGCGTCGTATTAGTTCCATGCGACGGCCAAATGACATTTTTGCTACGACAAAGCTAACTTCTGGTCGAATTTGTGATTCGACTCGTATGTGGCTTTCGTAATTCATATTCAGCCGAATGCGACTATGATTTCGTCATCGATGCTTCCCTGCGCACGTGAACTGCGAAACTGCCATTTCAAACGGTTTGCACTGTCGTCAAACTCTGGCACTTGCGGCACGACGCTCTTTAAACACACGCCAAATAGCTGCCCGGTTTGCTGTCCGAGCTGAAGCATAACGGCGATTGGCGACTCCTGTTTCGCGGCTTGATAAAGCGCTATCGTTGCGGAATCGTCTTGTGCATAGAGTTCAAAGTCCATTGAAACTGATCTTGTGCCGGGCGAAATAGCCCTAGGAAGAGTGGATCCGAATTCTCTGGCGCGCAAGTCTAAATCGTTGTCTATTACAAGCTGCGCTTCTGTCAACGTAAGAAACCGGTCGGGTGTGTTTCCCAGCCAAACTTGACCCATGTGCCCCGGTACTATTGAATAATCAAAGCTGTCTAAAACGGGCTCAGGAGGAAAACTGGAAAGCTGACCGATACCGCTCGAGAAAGTGCTGTTGTCGACCAGTTCCTGCGCGAGCCCGCTGAACTCGAACTCGTGAAAGTCTCCATTCACTCGGACAGTAAGCTTGTCGACTCCAGCGCCGCAAAGAATTCTTTGCACCGCGGTGCTCGGACTCCAATAGTCAAATACGCTGACGCTTGGAAGTTCAGTACTCGGTAGGTAGGTAACCGTAGGAGAAAACGTAGCTCCCGCCATGGGTACGGAGCTGAATGGGGCGTTCACTTGTACGGTGACATTGTCGATAATCGATGCGACGAAGCGAAGATCACCCAAGTACGTGATTCCTTGACCGACGCTAAGTCCATGTGGGGACGTAAAAATGGCCGTTGTCAGAGACGAGCCAACGGCGCTTGTGGCGCCCATGAAGTTCAAGGGAGCGCCTCCGAGCGTCGCTTGGAATAGAGGATCATAGTTCGGTGCGCCGGTCCCCACCGACCAAGTGGTCATGTATGTTTTGAGTTCGAACGTTGTCCGCCGGCGCCCACCTGGTGGCAACCCGCCAAACGTGCGGCTCCCTGTCTTATCTTTTCGAACTGCAATTTCTGACTGCTGGCGGGCTGCCAGTTTGATCGCCGGAATACGATTAATGGCAGAGATTGTCGGCACATGGCCGTATGCGACTTCCGAGCCGCAGTAAAAGCGATTTGAGTTCGACGAAATATAAGCCGGCATAAGCTATGTCAAAAACAACACGTTCCTTCGCTCAGTCGACACTTGCATCCACTCGAAAAACGACCTTGGCGACTTTAATGAAGTTTCGTCCGCCGTGCTTGACGGCACTGAAAGTGGCTTCATAACCGCCAGAATAATACAGGCCCAGCCCCCAATCGCCCCGACTTTTTGTGAGTGCCTGGCTAAGTGCGTCGACATATAATTGCAGTCTTTGATCCATTCTTTCCAGCCGATCCTGAGAAAAACGCACCTCCATAGCTAACTGCACATGTCCCGAAAAGGTTCTGAACTTCTCCGTCAATAAGTTGGTGATCTTTTCACAATAAATGTAGACGGCGGTGTACCTTGCTGTCCCCGCTTTTTCAGCAAGCTCACTGGATACATTCTCCAAGAAAAAGTGTTTGTCGGGAATAGCCGGCAGTGAAACATTTGCAGCCTGTGACAGGGCCGCTATAATCGTGTTAACCCCCCCAGGGGCCAGAAGAAGTCCGTAAATCTTGGTGGCGGCTTTATTGCCAACGCTGATCACGCCTCAACCTCGTTGTAGAATATGTGGTACCGAGCGAAAATAGTTTGGCTCCTGTCCAGTTCCGGGCACCGTACCACTTAGCAAGCCGAAGCTGGGTTCGACCCACACTTCCGAGAGATCTAGCGGACTCGCATTTTGACGGGTAATCGTTGTCACGGTATCGCCGGCATAGATATTCCATGCCTTAGCCTGGATGGGTGGATTCATCGGTCTCACCTGAAGCGCTGTTTGATCAGGTGTATCAAGTGAAGCCACCGGGCTGCTCATACCTTCCTCGCCTCGTGCGTTCAGCCAGGACACCTGCACATAATATGTCAGTGCCGAAAAGTTACCCGGTTGAGCAGTCAGCTCAGGGACTTCAGCGATGGGTACAGGGTCGGTCGCAGTTCCTATCCCTGCCTGAAAAAGACGGTCCGACGCCCAGCCGGCAAGGTCGCGGTATTGTCTCCACTTTCCCAAGTAGCGATCATTGAGTTGACTATTGTAGGCATCCCGATAAATTAACGCCAAAGTGTAAAATGTATGCCAAAGACGCAGCGCCGGAGTGACGACCACGTCTCGTAACTGATACTGACTGCTATTCGTTACCGGGTTGCCCGGCCACCAGTACATGGAGTCACTTCCGGACAACCTGGAGCGTGCCAATGCAGCTCTGAGTTCAATTGCTAACTCCTCCTGCGCGAGTCCTAATTTAGCCGTCACATTGATTGCCTCCGTACTCGCAATATCAAGTACGGCGCTGTCCTGTGTGCTTAGCTCCTCAATCGTCGAAATGTGACCATCTGTAAATAGCATTGTCCGATTCGCCGGTAACTAATCCTTCGGAAGGCGATTTGTCTTTCGCGGCTCCGTAGCTGACGTTACGGTTACTTGCAGTTGAGTTGCAAGTGCTCCCTGATCGGCGAGCCGCTTGGCCTCAATCTTGTGTTCTTGAAACGCGCGCACCGCAACCTCGTTTGCCAGAACTGCTCGACCATCGACGACCATCTGCGCCGCCAGAAGTCGTGGAACTTCAGTGAGCACGCCCTCCTTACCTCCATCGGGCGTCTCGCGGCTAATGAGTACTACAAACGGCTCAAGCAGCGAATGCTCGATATCTCGAATCTTTTGATAATATGCTCTAAGATTCATTTCCCCTTCTCCGACATACCAAAGTCACTGGTACGACGTGCAACGGCCAGGCGTTTATGAGTTGACCTGAATTGCGAAACTATTTCTAAGGGCCGCTGCTCCGTACAGAACATCAACCGTAAACTGTTGAGCCAAAGTGTTGGGTTGATAGCTCATAATCACCCGCATGCCGAAGTTGCCCAGTTCAGCGTATTCGGCGATAGCGCCCGTTCCCGGAAGGGGTTGTGGCAGTCGGCGAACCACTAATCCTATTGCGTCGCGGACAAAAGCCAGATTGTGTGTGGTCACCGGGGCGCTGCCTGTCTTTGATACGAATTGCGAACGAAAGACAAAGAAATCTTTGATCTTGCCCACCGTACCTTCGATCAAGGCTCTAAGGCCCGCGTCTCCCGCGGTCTGAAATTCACTGAAACGTGGGATCTGCCGAAGTTGCGAGTAAGTTGCGGCATCGACAACGAGGTGCTTTGGCTGTAGTGCCGGCACCTTCGCCTGGAAAAGCGATGTTTCGGCCGAGTCGATCACAGCTTCAGTGATTGGCGTCCCCGCGGTTCCCACCTGTGTATTCGCGGTAAAGCTCGCATACAGTCCTAACAAATCTGACTCAATCCGCTCGGCGATCGCAACCACCGCCAGCTGCATGTACACACGAAGCAAGTCCGGCACGGCGAGTACCTTCGTAACATCCGGTATTTGAAAAGTGGCCTCGGCATGGGTATTGAGCACGATAGATGCATTTCCTAGACTGGGATTTTGCGTTGTGACCGTCCCGCCCTCCGCGATGTTGCTCGCTACGAGGGTTGGGGGAATTGGCACATTTACCGTGTCGCCGGCTTGTGCCAGCGTGGGCTCGTAGTCGCGATTCACAAGGTTGCCCATGACAAGGTTCCCAACGAGCGCCGGTAACGCGTCGGCCGCTACAAGCTTGACAATCGCATTGGCCACATTTGTAGACGTAATTGCTGGCATAACTTTCTCCTGTTTTAATTAAATGGAAGCAGCTTTCGTACGCTTTACGTATGTGTTTACGCTAGCCGTCTGTACTTCAAGTGCCCCGAAGTGTCTGGGATGCGATGCGCGCTATCGCCTGCCGCGCATGCTCCCTTTCTTCCGGCGTCATTCCCGGACGAATGTTGTCAATGTCGATCGTCGGAAAGCCGGATACGGACCTTAATGCTGAGGGGATCCCCGAGCCGCCAGAGATCCTTGCAGGCAGAAATTCCGGGTTCGCATTGACAAAGCCGGCCAGGTAGTCTTTCAGCCCAATGTCGCCCGCTTCGGTCCTACCGACTAGCCGCCCATCTTCGGTTCTAGCGATATCATCTTTCACCGCTCTGAACGCTAAATCGATCTTGGCAACGCCTAAGCGTTGGAGTTCTGTCCGTATCGATGCGTTGCGGTCAGCCATCTCAGCAAGTTGACGGCTGCGATTGTTTTCCTCGACGAGCTCGTTCAAACGACGCTCCAATCCCTCGCGCCGCTTGCGCTCCTCCTGAAGTTCCAGCTTGTACCCGGGTTCCTTCCTCTCATCCTCGGCACGCACAAATTCTTCGAGTGCCCGCTGCACAAGCGAGGACACGTCAACGCGGTCGGGTTCCGTCGCCGACGGGATCTTCGGGCTTTGTTCCTCCATGACTCTCCTGTATCTCGGCCGCTACAAAGGACGCCTCGATTTCGTCAGCTATTTGATTCTTAATGTCTTGACGTACGTCGCAAAAATACTTAAATGCGAGCTTCTTGTAAACCTCTTTTGTAAGGGTTTCGGAGTGAATAGATAAATCGAGGAGTTTTTTCGCATCGTCCAGCTCCGAGCTGAAGTCTCCAATGTCAAATTCATCAAGACCAGATACGTTAATTGAAAGACCATCCTGCCTGGCGACGTTGATGGCCGACAGTACGTGTCTTATTGTCTGTTTCACCGCATCGCCGTAGGCGCGAAGAACTTCCTGCGTGATGTTGAAGTCACGTTGCTTGCTGAGCCCGGACTGGCTTACATGCGAGCCCGTGGTTCCGCCGGCCTGCGTCATCAGGTAACAGACTCGATAGATCTCGTCCTTCAGGCGCTCGAGGTTGTCAGCCGCGATCTGGAAAACGTGGCCTTCTGGCTCCGTCCACCCGAACCGGTCATCCGGGCCGAGTTGAATATAGTAAGATTCGCCGACGATCTGACTCCACTCACGTTCAGAATAGATGACCGGTGTGGCGAACAAACCCATCGTCAACGCCCACGAAAGGGCGTTCGACTTATTGAAATGCTCGAGTTGAAGCAGCGCAGCCTTGTTCATCAACCACAAGCCATCTGAAAGGCGAAGTTGAAAAACCGGTACTCTGAATTGCGCGGCCAAGGCATGGCGGCCCTCATCGATCAATTCTGGTGGCGTTAGTTGCCCCGCGGAGTCCACGGACTGATAAACCTGAAAGGTCTCGCGATTGTAGTGGATCCAGCGGGTCTCCTTTTCCCATTGCCCTTCTCCCATTTGAGCTTGGCGCAGCCAGGAGGTTCGAATCACTATCCATTCAAGCTGCCCGTTTGCATCGTAGCTCCAATTGATGACTTCATCAGGTGTGTAGTCCACCAGATAGGCGCGCGAGCGCCCGACGGCATCTTCCTCGGCTCGAGTTGATACCGGTCCGCTGGCTCGGGGAAAATCTACGACGACGTAGCTCTTGCCAAATACCAGGGCCTGTACCAGTTGGTGCCGAAAGAAGTCGGAGATTGTGGTGCCCTTCAGATCGCAATCTTCCGCGAAAAGCGTTGAAAAACTTCTGCCCGCTTCGTTATCGCCGATATATGTGATGCTCGGCTCCCGCCGCATCAGTGTAGCCGAATACCAGTCAATGATAGAGCCGATATAGTTTTCATAGAACACACGGCTCAGCCGTTCGAAGTAGACATCGTTGGGCTCTTTGCTGCGGCGAACGAGATACTCGCTCGCGCGTTCTTTTAGCGGCTCGCCGCCAGCGTATAAATCTTTGTACTTACGCCACATTGCCTTCGAGCCAGCGTACTCCGGATGTTCGGCGTTGATGTTCCCCATGACTAGAGACCAGCGACGGTCATATTAACCTCTTCCCCCGTTCGCCGATTTGCTGCAGCGGGCGGCATTCCTGCCACAGGAGGTATCCGAGAGCATCAGAAACGTGAGTGCGCCGCCGGTCCTTGTCCTTATCGGAAACAGTACTGTCCAGTTTGTAGCACACTTGTTCAAAGTCCTTGATCAATTCCGAGCACTTACGATCCACATATAAATGACTGAGACCGGCGGCGGTCTTTAACTTGGCATTCATTAGCGTAAGTCGATCGCGAACGCTCGGATTAGCTTTTGGGACTTTGTAATGGATGGTTCCGCGGTAATTCGCTGCGAAGTATTCCCGGACGATGTGGTAGTCTGAGGTCCCCGTGGTGTGGACAGTGTTGCCGGAGGCGTCTCCATAGATCACAACGCCCCATAAATGGTCCGAATACCGTTCAACAAAATGTTCGCAGGCCGCCAGCGTGCTGGCATGCCGGAGAATGATCTCATCGAGTACGTAGACGGTTCCGTGCTTGATTTGAGCGACAACGGAGCACATCGGGTCGACGTTGAAATCCAGGGCCCAAAGCAAAGGCAGACCAGGTTGGACCTCGAGCTGGCTAACATGCTCATCCCGTGAGAAGGCGTAGTACACCAGGCCGGCCTGCACGTTCAGGTATTTTCCGAGTACCTCCTGCTGAAAGTAGGCCTCATCGTAGCTACTCTTGAGGAGATCGTAAAAATCGGGTATTTGTTCTAGTAGATAACTGTTTTCAAAAGGCTTGGCGATGGTTGTGTCGTAGTTACGACGGGGCTCGGTAACAAATTTCCGATACACCCAATCGTAACCCTTCGGTGTCCAAACGGCCATGCCGCACAGGCGAGTCGCCTTTGGATCCCGTAGCCGGCCCTCCAGGACAAGCCAAGCTGCCTCTGGGGTGTAAGTGAGCTCATCTAGTGCAAACCACGCAAGATTCGTCCCTCGTAATCGTTCGAACTCGTCCACTGAGCGGCAGAGGATTTTCGATCGGCTGTCAGTCATCGTTAGAACGTTATCGCCTTTGGTGTATTCGTATGGAATACTGTTGCTTTCCAAAATGTCGAATAGTGTCGCCAGGGTTGCGTCACGTAACATGGGATACGTCGGAGCGCCCAGAAGTCCAACCCGACCCGCGTTTATGTAACTCAGTTTGATCACTTCTTGACATAGCGCCTGACTTTTACCCGAACCGATGGGCCCGGAAAATCCCTTGAACCTCGCCGCGGACCGATGAAAATGCAGTTGCGAAGGAAGGGGCGAATACTTTATTCCTCGGAAGTAGACACCGTCTCGCTCGACTCGATCCAT